GAACGTGGTATCTTTACACTGAGCGAGTGGCATGACAGTTATGTGTTTGATAACGTTAAAAATCGCAGTGGACTAGCAGAACTTAACTGGTCAGCAGGACTAATCAATGGCGAAGGTCATCCCTTGATCAACTGTGAATGGGGTGCGTACATTGACCATCTCAAAGGCAAACGCAAAGGCGATGGTCGTAGTAAACTCAAGGACCTTGTGGTTCAACGAACTGAACGATACTGGCAATGATATTTTTAAGCAAGAATGGCGATGACGAATACATTGACATGTATGCACATGGGCTTGGACTTGAGAGTACACCCTTAGAAACTTGGCGTTACGAAGACAGTGACGAGCCACTCATGCTACGTGGCATTATGAAGCACAAGATTATTAAACAATGCTGGGCAGATGGTAGACCATTTAGATACATGGACTCGGGCTATTTGGGCAATCGTCCCGGTCATAAAAATCCGCACGGCTGGAAGGTGTGGCATAGAATTGTGCCCAACAATTTACAACATGATCAGGTCATCTCACGTCCCAGTGATCGTTGGAATCAACTGGGACTAGAAGTTGCCAATCGCCGTGGTGGCAGTCAGATCTTGATTGTAGCGCCCGATGAAAAGCCCTGCAAGTTTTATGACATAGGACTAGATGCTTGGTTGGCAGAAACTACAGCCACTATTAAGCAACACACAGACAGGCCCGTTGTTGTACGTGAACGAAACCGAAGTCGCATGGATAGAAAAACCAATCGCGTGGAACGAGCCTTGGATGATGTTCATGCTGTGGTTACATTCAACAGCATAGCTGCCACAGAAGCCATCCTGGCAGGTGTACCTGTGTTTGCCATGGCACCATCAAACGCTGCTCGTCCAGTGAGCAACACAGACTTGACCAAAATAGACAATCCCTGGTGGCCAGATCGTGATCAAATCTTGGCTTGGGCATATCATTTGGCCTATGCTCAGTTTCACATAGACGAATTCAAGAACGGACGAGCAGAACGCATACTTAAACAAACAGAGGAGATACTAAGTGCATGAATACCAAGGGTGGTGGTTCCCAGACGCTGAATCACACTTTCCAAAGATGCTGAAGAAAAGCATAGACAAAGGCGGACCTGCTGAGTACCAATATCAAGTTCGAGACCGTAGTATGACCTATGTTAAAAAACGTGGCATAGCCTTGGACATCGGCGCCAATGTGGGATTGTGGAGTCGCAGTCTTTGCAAGAATTTCCGTACTGTAGTAGCGTTCGAACCAGTGGCTATGTTTAGAGAATGTTTGATTAGAAACGTTGTTGTTGATAACCTACAGGTCAAAGACTTTGCGCTGGGCGACAAACAGACTCGAGCCACAATGATCATCACAGAAGGCAACACAGGACACACGCACATTGACCCTGCTACTTTGGGCACAGGCGAAACTGAGGTATACAGACTGGATGATCTGGACCTGGACACAGTAGACTATATCAAAATGGACTGCGAAGGCTACGAGTATCGTATCTTGCAAGGTGCGGAGGCAACTATCAAAAGATGTAGACCTGTTGTTGTGGTAGAACAAAAGCCTCACGATGCTTATAGTAGTCAATACGGGCAACATGCTGCTATTGAACTCATGCAGAGCTGGGGCATGGTGCGCTTGGATCAAGTCAAAGACGATTGGATCATGGGTTGGAAGTAAAGTATGCATGGTCACCAGCAGTCAAAGGTGACTATGAAAAATGGACTTTGGAGCCCTGGCGCCTTAAAGGATTAAAAATCTTTGATCTAATTGAAGATATACCCGAAGATCATGTGTTGGTTGTGAGTCATTTTGCGCCATGGTGGAGTCCACTCAAAGAGTGGATTGCTGCCGGACGACCCTGGATTGAAATAGAGTTTGGGTATTGGGGAGACAATGAACCCAGGCGCAATACTCGTCGGGTCACTTACTGCGGACATCACAATCTCAATGTACAGACTCGTCCTTGGCCACGATCACAGTTGTTCAACGAACCACGTGCCATGCACAATTGGCGCACTACACCTGGAGAGTATGTGGTCATTCCCAAGCCCATAAAAGAAATACTGCAACAACGCACAGGAGAAAACACTGTGGACTGGTGTGAAAAAATGGAAAGCATTGTTAGGCAGCATTGGGATGGAGAGATTGTGTGGCGGAAAAAAGGCGGCAGCAGTGCAGGGCGGTGGAACAGTTTTGTACGACTGTTGGATGACGCCCATGCTGTGGTAGGAGATCGCACTATGGCCTGCGTAGAAGCCTGCTTGTTAGGAGTTCCTGCTTATACTATAGATCATAGTATGACCACACTACTCATGGGCGGGGTAGAGAACTTGGGTAACATACAACATCCAGATAGATCAGACTGGTGGGATCATATTTGTTGGAGTCAATTTCATATTTGGGAGTTTACTGACTGTGCTGAGTCTGTAGCCGACCTAGTCGAATCGTATCAGATTCACAGGTAAGGCAAAAACTTTTGATAGATGCGACCTGCACGAGCATCATCATCGCTCCAGTGTGCGGCTGCTAGATCATAAATCCATTGCTCTCTAGAGAATACATCTGGTGATTCAATCTTACCGACATCTTTGTTGGCCACTGACCAGGCCACACAACTAGCATCATCTGCAAATACAGGTATGCCTTCGCAGGCCGCTGCTACGCTGGCACTACTGTTGAAGAACACTGCACTATGTGCGCCCTGCAAGTTGTCAATCAACTTACTGTGTGTGGGTTCTAGTATGACCACATTTTGTCTTTTGCCTTGCTTTGAGTTATACATTGCAAAGTCTGTCATGTTGTATTGCCCTGGATGTGGACGCACATAAATCTGTCTACTGCTTACTGCTCTAATCTGATGTATTTTGTCGTGCAACCATGTGATTGGATCTAGCGTTTTCATTGCAAAGCCTCCATCACGTTGCATGCAGATTAGGATATGTCCCTGTGGGTTGGCACGAACTGGTTTTAACTGTACTCCCAGAGTGCGACTTATCTCTAACCATTTGGTAGCATCACTGTTACGATTGGCATATTCAGCACGGTCATAAAACGGTCCATTAAGGCTGTATCGCAGGTAGTTGCCGTGATCATCAAGGTACTTCCAACAACTGGCATCTATGCACATGGTTTGAAAACCCAGCCTGCGTTGTTCAGGAATGATTTGTTTGCGCAATGTGATGTTACGCCCACCAGTGTTGGTTGTTGCCCAACCCAACATCACAGCCAACCGGCTGGGAGTATATTTGTGTTCCCATTCTACTCGGACTGTGTGTCCAGTGGCTCTTACTCCATCGGCAAAACTTTCCAGGCATTGTATTTTCCTAGAATGTTTCTGCGGATTAGCAACACTGCTAATGTAGACTACTACATCAACCACCCTGCAGGATTCTCCATGCTGTGCCGTCACGCATTTCTGGTTCAGTAAATTGACAATAAGAAATATGTGCAGCCCAACGTTCTACTTCGTCTAGTGTGGGCACATAAGGTTCATTGATAGCATCCAAGGTCTGACTACACAAAGCAGAGGCCGCATTGGGTCCTAATGTAATAGCAGGTTTGCCATTGAGCAAGGCTTCGCCAGCAGCAATACTTGAGAATGTGACCAAACAATGTATATCTTGCTCCAGGGCATGTGCCATTGAATCATCACTGGTTCTGGCTGTACGACCAGGCTTGCGGCGCACAACAACTTCTCGATCTGTTTTACCAGCAAGTTCTTTTAATACGTTGTCTAACCATTGTTCTAGATCAATGTCGTAGAGATTCAACAACTTTTGACTGGGCGGTGCCAATAATATTTTGCTGCCACGATAAAACTTGCGTGGTTGAAATCCTGTTGCACCCAGTCTGTCCCTGGGACGATCTATAATAGGACCAAAGTTTTGTACATCGTTACGGGTCACACGATGAAATGTTTTCTTTTTAGCGTTTCCAAAGTATCCAGTATCTATGTAATAAAAGTCTCTACCGGCAGCACGACAAGCATCCATTTGTTTGCGTTTGGTAATACCACGCAACACCACTGGCACCATGCTCTGCTCGCTTTTGCTCCAACTGGTTATTTGGCCACCACATCCCATGGTAAAACTTTGTAATATAGGATCAAACATTTTTCCCTTTTCTGCATATCTAAATTCACTATCAATGGCATGTATGGTCTGATTGTCTAAAGTTTGAATTTTTTTAGTCAATGTTTCCAAGTCCAGGCCATAGTAGTCTCCTGCTGGGTCCACGCGGTATTTTAATAAGTCATAGAATAATTCTTTAACTTCTGGTGGTGCCAGGTCAAGTTCGTGTTGCAACAACGGTGCTAGTTCTTGTTCATCCATGTTGTGTTCTCTGTTGACAGTAGTCAGCTAATAGTCTTTCTCGATGCCATTCTTCTGCAAAATCTCCAACATTAGCAAACTCATGAAAGCAAGGTGTACCCAAGGTGTAGTGTACCAGTTTGGCATTGGGGTTGTGGTTGTATTCGACATCCAACCAGTTCCACTCCGGGGGTAATTCACCAATACGCTCATCGTCCAACCAGGTGAATCTATGCAGTTCTGCACCTGTTGACCGTTGCACAAACTCAGGTGTTAGTTTGCGATTGGGAAAACTATTGCAGTTCCACAAGATCACACTTGACCAATTTTTGCGTGGATAGTCTTCGTTCTTGCTGCCAAGATATTTTTCAGCCATGCGTGTTTTGTAGTCGTGTTTGACTACCATGACATCCTTGACAACGTTTTGCAAATTCCATAGTTTTACAATGTCATCACGCAGGATCATGTCACCGTCAATGAAGATGGCCCACCCTCGATAGTCCATCAAGTGTGGCACAAGGAAGCGGCTGTAGATAAATTGATTACTGCCGTCAGTGTGTGTTTCATCGTAGTCTCGAAACAAGTTCAGGGCCACAGGAACAATTGCCACTGGTTGACTAGCATGTCTGATGATTGAGTTCACACACACATGATATGCCACCGCTTCTCTAGGATCGTATCCCACAAACACAGGAATGGGTTTCATCGACGTTCAATATCTTCCTCAACACAGCGATCGCCGTATTGTATTTCGATCAACTTGAGTGGTTTGTCAGTTTCATTACACAACTGATGCCATTCGTTAGTCTTGATAAATGTATGTTCATGCATGGTTAATTGGCATTTAACTTCTTGATCAGTGCTGGCCTCATCCAAGGTATACACTGTGGCCGCACCTTCGGCCACAAACCAAAACTCTGCACGACTGTCGTGTCGTTGCATACTCAAGCATGTCTTGGGCATCACTGTAAGTTCTTTGAGTTTGGTGTTGGCACCTACCTCGTGCAACACACGATAGTATCCCCAGGCACGATCAGTTCGAGGCGTTTTCCATTCAGTAAGTATCCATGAACTAGAATTCATTTTGTTCTCGCCGCCTACACCAAATTCAAACCGCACATCATCAAACACCATTTCAGGAATGTTGTTGGCTGTGCGATCTCCACCATTGGCAAATATGAACTGGGTTCTAGGCACAGTGTAATGCGCTCGAGCCACACGTATGGCATCTATAGCAGTGTTATCAGCATCGTCAAACTCTATTACTTTGTCTACCATGCGTAGATTTTCAATAATGGCTCTGCGTTCAGCAGCAGGCATGAATGGCCGCCCTTTTTTACGAGTGAGCCATTCATCACTATTGATACCAACCACAAGTCTGTCTCCCAAGGCTCGGGCTGCTTCAAAGTAGGCAATGTGCCCAGAATGTAGCGGGTCGAACCCGCCTGTGACTATTACTATTTTCATGTGAATATTTATAGGCTAGTATTTTCACAATCACTTATTTTTGGCATCCAAGGTTTATTGTCTAAATCAAGCAGCTTGCGTTTGTTGGTGCTTTTCCATTGTCTTACATAAGTGCTTTTTGCACTGCTGTAGTTGTTGTAATGTCGTAGTTCTATTTTCATATTGTTATAATCAACATAACTGTGCTCATTGCCAATGTCTGGCCGTCCCATGAGTTCCCACATTTTAACATAAGCCCAGGAATCACCGTGCCAGGTCAGTTTATCCTGATCAAAATATTGTAATGCCTGTTCAAAAAATGGTACACTACTGCGGCGGGCCAGTCGCCACCAAGGACTGATTGCAATAACATCTCGTCTACGCAACAGTGCGAGATCACAATCTTCAGGCAGTTCAGGAAAATCACGCATGAGTCTTGCGTCTGGTTCTGTCAACCAAAACACTTGATCATCTGCTTGTGTTTTTAAATATTCAGCAAAGAACAGTTCTCTATTGTACACAACATTTTGCGGATCACCATCAAAATAAACATTTTCGTCTCCCCATCCCGGATGACCGTTTACTGTTAAATGCACTAGAGGGATGTCAAAATATGCTAGATTTTTTCTTGCTCCAGCAAACAGTTGTTCGTAGATGTCATCTGGAAAATCTTCGCTGCCAGGTTGAAATTCTCTAAAGTTAACTGTGGCGTGATATATTACTGCTTTCATGGCGGTCCTTGATTATTTTTATTCACACACTGCGGCTATGGATTGATTCATGAGCCAATGCAAAGATTTCACTCGTCGACGACTGTATTTGTTTATAGTGTTTGACAGTGTAAAAGGTGAATACCAACAGTTGTGATCAGCATGCACTAGTTCGTAAAATTTTCCATCGTCTAGTTCTTTAAAATTAGTTTGGTGCAACAAGTAAGCATCCGGTGCTGTGATGATTACCACGCCCTGAAATTGATCAACTTGCTGTAAAAAACTTTGCACATTGTCCACATGCTCGATCACTTCTGGTATCAAGATAGTATCATACACATCAGATATCTGATCCCAACTACTGTAGAGTTCGCCATTGGGCACACGTAGAACTTCTGCCGCATGATAATCTAATCCATCTAGTCTTGCACACAAAGGTGCAATCTGTAGATGTAGACTTTTATGAACTTTGATCTTTGGCCAATCAGAGTAGCCCACATGCAAGACTTTTTTATTTTCAATAAAGGGCCTAAAAAAATCTATTCTGTTGCCATTTTTAAATGTTTTGTCTACATCAAGGTAGTGTCTATGAGATCCCATGCAGATATTTATCTGCGCATATTTTGATGCTCAAGTATCAAACGCAGTTCAGGACTACCATTAGGGTTCTTTGCTGTATTGGCGGTGAAGTTTACAGCCTCTGACCATACAACCGTGCATTGATCAAACTGTTGTTTGACTCGTTGCATCCACCAATCAGCATTTTCCACAATTAGATGTGCATTGCGCCCATCCGGTAATCGTTTCTTTGCAGGATAGCAAGCAATGATTAGGAAGGCAGCACGAGAAAACTTACTTTGCATGAGTTTCAGCGACTCGTCCAGCAGTTCAGGTTCAAAGTGTTCTATCACATCACAACTGACCAGGCAATCATAGGTGCCAGCAGGCACAACATCATAAGCAGGATTGCCAGGATCATAGCCCGCCAGTTCTTGAATACTGGGGAAATCTGCCGCCACACGGTTGAGAAGATTGCCATTTGCACACCCCCAATCTACTAGACTCCAAGGTTGGTATTTGGTTACAAAATTATGTACCAAGTCATACTTGGGCAAGAGTTCTTTGTACATTCCTGTCATAGTGTTATATATGATCGATGCACCAACCACCAGAATGCTACCCAGGCTTCAAAGAAGAACAGCAACAAAAAGATTTCCATCTCTGCCAAATCCCGTTGCCAGCGTTCTTCATCAGTCATGTTATACCGTGATGTCTTCCATGCCTGCTGTGCGCAGTCTTACCACGTGACCCATTTGCCACTGCTTGGTGTCTAGGCCTTTCATTATGCCCAACCAACGATTGCGTAGCAGTGCCACTTCGTTGATGATGGTTTCAAAGTCCACAACTTCTTCTTCACCGTCCACGTACTTTTCAGCATCACGTGCGGTCAAAGCACGAGCATACCCTTCAAGATACTTCTTGAAATGTCGAGTACGTATCTTTCTCAATTGAATATTGAGAAAGTTCAACACAGCTTCAATCTCTTGTAGCTGG